CCACTATTAACAAGGTACCCTCTGTCCTCAGTAATAAATTCCGACATAGCTGTATTATTTGGCATAACAATTGGTACTTTAGTAGCCATGGCTTCAATCCACGATAAGCCAAAACCTTCGCCAAGCGTTGTACTTACAATGACATCACTTGAATTATATAATGCATTAACAATTTCACGAGGATAACCTTGATTAGGACCAAAATTCTGTGGAAAAATAACATCCTTAGTAATATCAAGTCCCATCTGTTTACAAACTTCTGGCAAATCCCATCCCTGATCTTTCATTGCCATATGAAGATATAAAATTGAATCCGGAACATGTTTTCTAAATTCCTTAAAAGCTTGGATAGTCCTAGGAATATCTTTACGCTGCTGATTACGATTAAGATTAGTAATAATAAATTTATCAGCTTCTGACTTAAAATACTCTTTACGAAAAGCATCTACTTCATGTTTTGGTAGTGGATAAAACTCTCTTGTATTAACTCCATGTGGTATAACTTTCATATCATCACGATCTGGCATAACCTTAAGTGCTTCATTCTTACCAAACTCTGAATACGCCACAATAATATCTGCATCTGATATATTTTTACCCCATTTTTCTTTCAAAACAGAGTCCACTGGAAAATATAATATGGATTTGAATTTTCTAGTACTATTATATTTTATATGAGGTAATACCACTGGTAAGAAATCCATAATAAATGAATCTTGTAAAAAAAACAATAGATCAAACTGCATACGTGGAATCATACTAACAACTTTCTGTCTACCATATGGGTCCCGTTCTTTGTTTGTACCTGCTGGCCAAATACGATATGGAAAATTATGTGGGTCACCCCAATAATTGATTCCAAATATATCAATTTCATACCTACCTGTGTTATACAAACCTTCAAAAATATTTCTTGAAACAGTGCCAAATCCTGTGGCACATGTAGGCGAATCACAATATGCAAATACTCTTATTTTCTTTGTTTCGTTTTTAATTATAGACATAAAAAATACCCTCCATTAAACATCAAATTTAAATTTTAAGTCGCCGCAATCCCAAATCCTATAATAACCAGCAGACTTTCGTAATTCTTTTTCAGTAATACTCGTGTGCCGATCATACTTATCAGCACATTTACGTAAATTAAATATATCAAATCTAGTTACACCATCTTTTGTATACCAATAACTAGGTCTAGTATAACCTAAAAGTATAAAACCCAATTTATAATAAAAATCCCCAATTGACCATCTACGATCAGCATAAGAAATTACATCTTCAACATCATAATTCCTTAAAAAATACTTAAACAATTTAGAAGCAACTCCTACAACACTTAGATTTTTATCATAGCAATATCTCTTCAATTCAAAATTTTTACTAAACTTTGTATAATTCCATTTGGCTATTGGTTTTAATGAAAATGTCATTACTGCAATTAATTTATTTTCATAAAAAGCACCTAGCGCTATTTCACTAGTATCTTGACCACACAAATGATTTACATTAAGAAATCTATTTTTCATATCAATACTTATTTCTTTAACATCACATTCCCTAGCATAAATCGGTTCCTTCTGATTCAAATTAAATATATGCTTTAAGCGGCTTTTAACAATATCTTTCTTAAACAACCATTCATCTTCAAATATAGTTATTAATCTATATCCATTTTTTATACATTTATTCAATTTAGTTAAATGATATGTAGCACCTTTACCATTGCGTTCAGAATGCCAATATAAACCACAATATTCTATAGCAATTTTTTTACTTGGTACAACAATATCCAATTCATAAGGTTCTATAATTTTTCTATCTCTATAAAAAACATCAGAAAAATATAACTCTAAAAACTTACCAATTTCATTTTCCCCATTTGAAGTATTATGCGAACAATAAGGGCATCTTACTCCTTGCTGCCAATCATTCCATCTAATACTATGCTCATGCCCATTCGGACAAATATAATCTATTTTACTAAAAGCATTTTTATAACGATTTGATCTTACAATATAATTCTCAGATTCAAATGCAAACTTAATGTCATTAAAATCTAACCTAGCTTTATCATCCCTACGTTCTTTATTACAAATAGGACAAAACATAGTTCTACGGAAAATACTCCAACGCATTTTAATTTCATGTCCATGATTACATCTAAATTTAATATAGCTTTGTGCACCATCGAATTCATTTTGACTAGTTAATAAATCATATCCTATTTCATTAATAATTCTTTTCACATCTTCAAATTTAGTTTTCAAAGAATTCAAATAGCATGACCTACATCTTACACCTTGCCTCCAATGAGACCAACTAATAAAACATTTATGACCTACTGGGCATATTAATTCTAATTTACTTTCAGAATCATCCCATTCAGTGGTTACCAATTGATAACCATCAGACTCTATACTTCGCTTAACATCTTCTATATGTATATACCTACTACAATATTTACAACGACGACCAATTTTCCATTTAGACCACGAAATTTTCCAATCGTGCCCATTAGGGCACACTACATCTAAATAGGTATGAGCATTTTTATATTCAGTAGCTACTAGCTTATAATTTTCAGCTGCCATTGTTTTTCTTATATAATCTAACATCATACAACGATCATTTCTTTTTCAAAGTTCTATAAGCCAAAAATGGTGATGTAAAATTCTTTTGAGCCGTTTCCATCACTAAAGGCCTAATTTCTGGATGCATTCTTACATATTCATCAACAGATTTTTTCCCAACAGTAACCATTTTAAGAAAATCATTTTTTGGTACATGCTTAAAAATAGTTGACGGATCATATGTAAGCTTACCATTTTGTTTAATATATAATTGCTTACCATTACCAATTAGATCAGTTTCTTCATTATTTATTTTTTGCATAATATAGGCTTTAAGTTGCTTTTCATATTCATACAAAATACGTGCTTTATTTTTTATAGTAAGGTATTCTTCAACTAATTCATCATTACTATACTCTGTTAAATCTTTCTTAAAAATACTTTTTCCTACAACCGAATTCTTATAAGCATCACAAGTATCCTTAAAATCACACCAATTACACATATCGTTAATCATAGGCTTGGCATCTTTTTCTTCTAACTTCGTCATTTCATTATAAACAGCTAATAAATATTTAGTGAAAGTTTTTCGTTCTTTAATGGTTCTGTATGTATACACCGGCTCACCGCGTAAATAATCTAAAGATAAAATAATACGCTTATATGTCGGAAATTTAATACTAGCCACCAAATCATAAATTGATAATTGAATATCAGATTTTAACTCATTGGGTGTCAAAAAGTATTTCGAAGTTTTATAATCTACAACTACCAAAGTTTCTTCATTTAACTCTAATACTTTATCCATAGCACCTATAATAGGTACACCATCAGGTGTTGTAACTTTAAACCTATCTTCAATAGTCATAATAGTACCAATATTAAAATTATCTACCCTATTCAACACCATTTCTAGTCCATCATCATAAATAGACATACTCTGAATACCTTCTCTTGCAGCCACTTTACGGTATTCATCTTTAATACGACGTATATCACTAGCTGTAAATTTACCCTTTTTCTTCCAAATATCACCGGCTTTTGCTAATGATTCATGGACCGCTATACCTAATTTAAACGAAACGTTATCTTTGCGAGGTAAATGTAAAACATAACCACACCAATACTTCCATTTGCAAGTTAAATACGCCGACATACGCGTAGCTGACATAAGTATATTTTTTACTTGTTTATCACCCATCATTCTCCCCTTATTTAATATTATATTTACAATCACAACCAATATTAGAAATATCTATATATTCTGATATTATATCTGAAAATTTAAGTATGTTATTTTTTTTACCCGTCTTCAAATACCAATATTTCGTTTTATATTTAACAATTCTAAAATCTATTCCAAATTTATCTAAAAACCATTTTTGTATCAATACATTTTCATCGTAAGAAAATGCAGTGGTATCTATACCAATTACTTCAGATTGCTTTGTCGCTCTATAATAACCACTATCCCTAAACCAAATTGATACACCTAATGGACCGAGTTTATCTAAAAATGTACTACTTATTACTTTTCTGTCATTATAATAAATTAATTCGACATATTTATTAAATAGCTCACAGTATACTGTTCTAAATATAGAAAACCATGCATTCTGTTTTATTTTATAAACGTCAAATAATGAATAAAACAATGATTCAAAAAATGAAGATTTATATACCAAATATTTTTTATTACATAATTTATGCTCAATTTGTAAACAATAATTATTATGTTTGTTGGATCTATATAGATCACCAACTCCAACAATAGTACCTAATAATACCTGTTCTTGATCATTAGTTAATTCCATATAATTAAGTAACCTATCTTCTTTAATAGGTATCTTCAAATTTTGCGCCCATGAATATAACGTATTATACCCTACCTTCAATTTTTTAGCGATATCAACTAATGACTCATTATTATTTATGTAAGCATCCGTTAAATAGTGTGTTAAATCAATATTATTAGTTTTTTCTATAGAAATCATTTTCTTTGTCTTATAAACATCCTCTGCTATAAAACTCATACCAATAATTATACTATCACAAATATCATTATGGTCAGTAAAATTTAAATGATGTAATCCAAATTTATTAATAACAAACTCAAACACCTCTTTTTTTGTCTTTAAATTAAACACAGACCTAATAAATGTCGTAGGAAGTACAAAAACGTTATTACCAAGGCGCTCATATCCAATAAATCTTAATACACCGTTTAACTGAGATAATAAACAATATGTTTTTATATTTCTTAAATAATATACATCTTCTATCAATAAAATATTAACATTGTAAATATCCATTAATTCTTTAATATTATTAGAGATGTAAACCAACCGCTGAAAATCATTTATATCTTTAGGTGTGTTTATTAAACCATAGCTTAACAATTCACCACCACTATTAATAACAGACCATCCAGTTCTACGTAATGCTGCGTCTATAGACAATATATTAGTACTATTCATAGTTATATACCAAAAATAAAAAATCATTGATCAAATTTATCAGTTTCCCAAGCAAATCCACAAACAGGACATTCATAAGAATTCTCATTTATTTTAACTGCAATTTCACCACATCGTAAACACTTATGTATTAATTCTTCCATACTATTACTATTATTAAATACTTTATCCGCGTTAGTAATTTGTTCTTCCAAAAAATTCTCTATACCACATAACATATCTGATACATTCTCAATACTAACCATACATCCATCAAGAAACCTACCATCTGCGCATCGCCATGAATACCCACAATCACATACTGCATATTCAATTTTAACATACCTACCACAGGTACATGGTATGTCTTCACAATACATAACTACACCGGTATTATTGCCACATGAAGGACACTTTCGTTTATCGCTTTCATCTGTCATATTAATTCTCCTTTATCATTTGAATTATATTACCAACAATTTCTACTTCTTCTTTACGAATAATTAATGCCATAGGAACAAAAGCTTGATCATCTTCTAGATCAGGATATTGAGATGTCGCAAATAAAACCTTAGACAAAGACGGAATAAACAGCACATGCCCGGTTTCTTCACCTACATAATCCATTATATTAAACGCGCCATCTTCTTCGCTAAACAAATTATTATCAAAATCCTTGTATTTACCTTTTCTAGGTAATGTTATACTATAATTTTCATCGAAAACTTTAAATGTATAGTTACGCGCTGGCAACATCATCATAGTAGGCGTACCTATAACTTTTTTAAAAGAATCTGTCATTACATCCTCCTTAAAATACTATGTAATTCCTCTATAGTAAGATCACCAGGATCTTTACCAGTATATGGCATAAATAAAGGAACTATATCTATTTTATTTTTCATATCATTCAAAGAACGATCTTTTGACATATAATTTTTAGCTCTAAATAAATTATACAATACTTTATCCTTATCAAAATTTTCTGTTAATAAATACTTATAATTTTCATCCGCTTTACCAGTAATATCTCGAGCACTATAAGCCAACAATCTGTTATCAACATCTCTTATAGGTATAACATCTCGTTGAAATCCATATTTGTCAACATAACCACCACCAATTTCAAATAAATCTAACAACTCTTTTGAAAAACCACCATTCTCAGTCCGCTCAAAATAGTCAGACCTAAATTTACTAAAACTTTTTAAAAAAGATTCGTCTATAAGAGCTGTTGGTATTTTACGATTATCAACTAAATTAATTGCTTCCTGTCTTTCTTTTTGCCGTTGGTACGCAACATAATCAGACTCGTCATGAATATTTATACCCGTAATACTTTCCAAATATGATACTGCTTCAGCAAAACTCATATTTAACATATACTTTACTAAATCGATTATACCAAATCCAATTTCTTCATGACATTGATGTGAAAAACAAACCCATCGTTTAGTAATTTTATTCATTCTAAAAGCTGTTTTATTATCACCCCCATGTACTGCACATGGAGCTCTTACCTCTTTATCAGTTACACGAGATATCTTAAACCCTAGTAAACGAAGTAGCTGCTCAGCATCTACTGCTTCTTGTAATCGCGATAATCTATAATTAAACTCGTCTTTAGAAATATGATTTTTCATCGACCTCTTTGGTTGCTTTTTCATTTGCATTTGAGTTACACTGCTCATATCCAACTTCCTCTTTCTCATTATATTCAGGACTATCATAATCAATTATTTGACGTTTAGCTTCATGCACCAATAACATACGTTTTCTGAATGAAAAACCAATACCCTCTTGCGGTGTTTGCCCACCACGGCGACTCTCTTTTATCCACAACTTATATGTACCATAATCACTATGAAATGGAGAATATTTATCTTCGATATCTTGTAATTCTTCAGCCGTACGCCTTCTAAAAAAAGCAATTACATCTGCATATCGTAACACTCGATCACTATCTGCAATATCTTCTTGTCGATTAATTTGATTAGCCGCCAATACAGGGATATTCAATTCACCTGCCAAATCTTTTAATGCAGTAGTAACATCACCAATAATTTGATACTCTTTTTTATTTTGAAAATCAGATCCAGATGGAGCTTTAATATAATCAAACACAGCTAAACCAATATCTTCTTTATATTTATATTTTTTATAAACTGAAATTAATTTATCAACATCATAACCTGGCATAAATTCATGAAACAATTTACTACCTTTAATTAAAATTAATGCCTTCGATATCCTTTCATACTCATCATCATTATACCCACCGTGTTTAATCCTACGTTCTGGAACACCTGAAAGCATCGAAACTATTCTATCACGCCATTGTTCAAATGGCATTTCCGTATCCACATACAAAACTGGCTTACGTAAATTATATGCTACATAAGAACTTACACAAGATAAAAATGTACTTTTACCCTCTTTTGGCCTAGCACATATAACATGTAATGTACCTGGTACTAATCCATCAATTCGTTTATCAAATATTGGAAATCCACTACTAATACCACAGTACTCCACTGGATGCTTACGGCGCTCTTCTATATATTCTTCTAAACCATCAGCCAAATTCTTAGGCTCAGCGATAAATTTCGACTGCGTAGATAAACCCATAATATCCGATTCAACAGAATCCATTAAAGAATCAGATGCTGTATTTTCATCTTGCGAACTATCTTCTAACTTAAAACAGTGCTTTTTCAAACAAGTATATAATTTATACTTAGTACTTGCATCAAGTAATTTACGTATATAATATTCCAAATTACCATCACTTACATCTGTACCAATCACAGCATCAATATATTCATACCCACCTATTTGTTTTAATACACCATCTGATTTTGCTTCACTTATAATTAAAGTACTATCAAACGATGATGCACCACGTTTAATTAACGTACCTAAAATAGTAAAAATAAGTTTATGCTCATTGCTAAGAAAATCATCAGTAGAAACCATAGAAGCAATTGTATAATAATTATCAGACGACTTAAAACAATATGATAACACAGCGCGTTCATATATGGCACGACAAAACATATTCTTAATAGCTTCACTCATTATTAATACCTTCGCTCTGTTCTTATCAATTTTAATTCATTTTCACGACGAGTAAGTTCGCGCTTAAAACTATTAATTAATTCTATTAAATATTTTTCTCTATTTTCAACTAATGCAAGCTCTTGTTCAGCTGATTCTATACCAAGCCAAATTTGCTGCAATTCTGGGTTAGAATCAATAACACGACGACGCTTTTCAGCTTTAGTCCTAGCTTTTATCTCAGATTTATCTACATATGAATCGATTACATTACGCTTTTGCATTAATGATACTTTAGTTTTATTTATTTGCGACCCAAAATAAATCAAAAATTGAGATAGTCCAATAATAAATTGACTTATTTTAAGTGAAGAAGTAGACTCCAAATTTCTAACATCAAATTGAAATATTTCATCCATAATATGCTCATTTCTTGGCATCTTATCCAACAAAAGTTCAGCTGATCGCTTACTTAAATAATCATTCATATTCATTAGTTAGCTTCCTCATCTTTAGTAATCTCGTCTGGTTTTACCTTTTTACCAGTACAAAGATAATCTCTAAGTATTAACTTACCATTTGCATCGAAAAATTCACAGTACTCTGAATAAAAACCAATTTGTTTGCATTCAAATGACAAATTACAATATTTTCTGTCCCCAATAATCGTACCATCGTCAAGTGGAACAAAATCTGGACAGTCTTTATCCAATATATCATCATTTTTATCTTTAATTATTATATCAACCATCAAACAACCACCCCTAATAGATACAATTAATCATTTAACACTCTACTAATCTTTTCAAGTAGCTTATGTACAGTATTTATATCCTCATCATAATTAATAATAACCAAATCAAGTTCTTTCTCTTGACAATAACATACTTTAAGATTATCACGGCGTTTTGTTTCCAAAAACCCATGCCTGTCGCCATGGAAATGACTCACATATTCACTATGTTGCCGTCCTTGTATTTCAAACACCAAATTAAAATCTTTTACATAAAAATCAAAAAATAATCTTTGTCCATTATATTTAACATAATATTCTTTTTTCACAATACTATATGGGAATGCTTGCTTTAATAGTTCATAAATCATATCAGATTGCTTACTCATTATTAAGCCCCAACATTGAAATACATTTCTCACGATATTTAGTATATAATTCAAAATCATTTCTAAATAGTTCAACTAAATTCTTTTTACCTTGTATACGATTATCATCAATCTCAAACCATGCGCCTAATTGATCTATAAAACCAAAATCAATCGATAAATTTACAACTTCAGCTACAAAATCATACCCATGCCCATATATCAAATTAATTTTAGCTGTACGCCATGGGGCAGCTAATTTATTCTTAATAACTAAAAAACTACTTTCATGACCAATAACTACACCATCCTCATTCAAAATACGAGTAGACTTAGTCTCACCACCATCTACTCGTATCCTACCAGTAGCATAAAAAGCCAACGCTTCTCCACCAGTCGGTACTCTACTATCCCCCCATTTACCAATATCATGCCTGATTTGGTTAATAAAAATTAAAAGTGTATTAGTACGATTAGCAACAGGGGTAAGTTTATTACAAGCCTTGCTCATCAACCTTGCCAATTGACCAATATAATTATCACCAATTTCACCTTCGGCCATACCTTTTGGTAATAAAGCCGATACGCTATCAACAACTACAATATCTACTTCACCAGTTTTCATCAATTCTTCAGCTATTTGTAAATTATCATCACCTGTATATGCTTGCACAAGTTTAATTGTGTCAGCATTTACCCCAACCTGCTCACCCCTTAACAACCCTTGCATAATAACACTTTTGATTTAATTTCTTTTTTCTTTTTAGCCATTATTAAACCCCCATATTTTCTAACAATGCATCTAAATTATTAATTTTTTCTTCAACATCAATTTCACAATCATTTTCTATTTCATCAGCTTTCCTGTACATTTCAGTTTCTATTTTTTCATACCGTTTTTTAGCAATAATAGTTAATGCTTTTTCTGTAATCCATGCTAATTTACCTTGACCTAAAATACCGATATCTGATATTGGATACTTGAAATTAAACTCATCCTCATAGTTAAATAAAGCGTCAATAATTTCAACACATTCTTGTATAGCCCGCTTTTCACTAGCGCCATACATTCTAGATTCAACAAATCTACTAATTATTTGCATTTCATATTTTATATTAGGCGGGTGCAATAAATGTCTGTTTGGATATTTTGAATCCAATCGCAAATAAAAATAGTCCCTTAATTGCTTTTTAGTAGTTACTTCACTATTTATATTTATTGGATCAATAACTCTATAACCAGCTCTAATTAATATATCTTTAGCCGCCTCAATCCGAACTTCATTAACAGATTTACCATTAGAAAATAAATCAGATTGGTATTCAATCATTATCGTCTCCTTAATAACATTAGTAAAGCAGTATTATCAATATTCTCTTTATCTCTAAAAATAAGTGGTCTATTATTATCAATAAAACAAATTTCTAACGTTTTACCAACAAAATTGGTTATCATTGCTAATAAATAAACACCATTAATATCAACATCTAAATTATGTTCAAATTTATAATCAAATTCATGAACCACTTCAAGCCTATCATTTTTCAATAGCATTTTATTATCATTGAACACAATAGTCAAACGATTATTATCTTCTTGATCTAAAACACCAACAACTGTTGACATACTGCTGGCTTATAATCAGGATATGGCTCATTCAAAACTATTCCACCAGATATATAAACATCATTGCATTTAATATAAACATCTTGGCCCTCAAACTTTATAAATACCTGAGCATTATGATCAAGCAATTGCTTCATAGCGTGTGCTACCGAAAATTTCAAAACATATTGTGATTGCTCTATATCTGCCACAATCTGCAACCGTGATTCCGCTAATTTTATTCCATTAGTTCCAGCAAATACTATTTCATCTTTATTTATTGCAATATATACACCAGCTAATGCCTCACGTATTTCACTCGGATCAACACAATGTATTATCCTATTCAACCCTTCTAACAAAATATCACTATTTATAATTAATTGTGCTTCATCAAAATCTTTAACCAACGGTAATAAACCAATATTAAATGTTTTGAATTTTAATGTCCTATAAGAAGATTTACCAGATGCCAGATATGTTTTAGTTTATCTCTTGCGGTCATAACGACATACACGCTGTCACTTGTACCATAAAATTTAACCCTATCTTCTAATACCTCAATTAATACCATACTTGTGACATCATCAGAAGCAATTTTAATTACTTGGGACATCTGTGTAACTATATGCTGTAATGTATCTACAGGGATTATAAATTCCATACCAATTCTCCTTTTTATAAATCACTTTACAAAAAATACTTAGTCTTTATTTCGTTTATTATCAATATGTTTAGCTATTGATCTTGATTTACTAAAAACTATTTCAATAACTTTATCCTTACCGACTATTTCCATCATCTGATGAACCATCAAAAATACATCAGCTGTTTCTTCAACAATTTCTCTTAAACTATTTTTACGGTTTCTTAAAAAATGATTTATCGCAACAATCAATTCAGCACATTCCTCTTGTGCTTGTCTCAACTGGGCCTCAACTCCCCAAGTTTCTATACAATTTTTATATAATTTGTCAAGTTCTTTTTGCGTCTTTTCCATGGCCATCCATCCATTCTGTTACAATAACTACACCCACACTTTGTTATATAAACTCCACAATCTAAACAATGCTCCTCTGACCATTCACAATAAGGTGTTTCACATTGACCACCATCTAAATAATTAGGACTTATATTTTTATGATTACAGTTTGCTACTTTATCCCAAAATTTACTCATAGTTTAATTCCTCATACCTATAGTATAGAATAATATTTGAATTTTGCTAGTTACTATTTAACTATTTTTTAATTCCAACTACGTTTTTTGCTAATTCCCACACATGATCATATAAATGCAACCCTTTGCTATTATAAATTAATTCACCATCTTCTAACCCAGATGCTTCAGCTATATACTCTTTTAACAATTGTAACGATGCTATATTAACTGGATAGCCATTCCACAAATCATTAGATCTAAAATATATTATAAAATTTAATTTCTTATCTATAACCCTACAATCAATTATCTTTAAGCATGGTGGGTCATCTAAATTAATAGATTCAGCATCACCAATAGTCATACAGGCTTGATTAGTCCCATGATCACCATTAGAAAATATTTCTATAACTTTTTCTATTTGTTTTTCTAGATAACAACCATAAGTATATAATTCATTTGGTTGCTTATACGATGTGAATAAGTAAGGAAGATATTCCTCTAAATATTCATTAGAGGCCGGGTTTGGAACCCCGCATCCAGGTGGGCATTCAGGTAGTAAAGGCCTAGAATTAGGATATTTTATATGAATTGTAATATGATCAAACTCAAGACGTTGTTGGCCTTCGTAACTACCTCTATCTATTGTATAAACTCTACCACTATTTATTATTCGATATATAGACTGAAACCAACTATCAGGAATAGTTGTAGCCTCAATACACTCTAATTTCATATAATATAGTCCTCGATTTTAATAGAATTCAACTATATTATAGAATAAAATTCTAATTTTGCTAGATAAAA